GCATACTGAGGTTGAAGGCAACCGCTATGATATGGTGAATGGCAACTGGCAACAAGAGTGCAAAGGTGTCTATAGTCTGATTGCTGATGAGAACATGGTGATCACCAGTAAGAATCAGATGAAACTAAATTCTAATTCTTATGAGAACAAAACAACCTTCCTACTAAATGACTTGAGCGAAGGTGGCTCCATCAAGGAGAACGTCAAAGGTAACTATGAAGTTAAGATCCAGAAGGAAACTGCAACATTCTCCGTCCGTAGTGAGGGAGACATTCGTACTGAAGCACTCAAGTGCAGGTATGAAAAGACTGATGGTAATGTAATCCAACAGGTTGGAGGTAAGATAAAGACCAACATAGATGGTGGTTCTATATCTTGCATTGCTGGTGGTTGTTTCGATGGAATGGCCGATGCTCCTTCAAGCAATAGTTATGATATCACTGTCTCTGGTGTAATGAATACATCAACCAGTGGCAATTATGTAGTAGCAGCAGGTGGCAACATAGATTTGGATGCATCTGCTATCTATTTGAATTGATGTCGCATTTACTAAGAACAAATGACTTTCCACATGTCAGTAACTAAGCAAGAAGCAATGTTTTTAAAGAGCATTCTTGCTGACCATTTAGACGATTACGTCGAAGAAATTGTACGAAGAGACACAGATAATACCAAATGCATTGACACACTGCAGGCTACACGTGCTGCAGGTCTTAGCCTTATGGAGAAGGCAGGTGAGATCAACAGACGTGCCAGTCGAGCAAGTGAACAGTCCTACTTTACAAACCTCAAGTAGTATGCTAGGATAGATATAGTATATTGCCTTTTATTATGAACTTCCCCTTCCCCGAAGAAGAATACCTTGATAAGGTAACTGTTGACATTCCTAGAAAAAGGTTTACACTACTATCAGATAAAGGAAGCGTCCAGTGTGTTGATTGTGATAACGGTGATGAATTCCTAAGAGTTCTCGAATTCGTTCGGGACACATGTACAATGAATGACGTGGTGTATGTTTAATGTCTTATAATAAAACTTATTCAGAAATCAAACAGATCCTTAAGGACAGCAAGAGGATCAGCAAAGTTACCATGCTTAAGGTTGCTAAGTTAGCAATCATTGAGACTATGGGAGAAACTAGGACACTTGACGTAGAGGTCACGTGGGATAGCAAACTAGGTGATGACTTAATGCTAGACAGTCTGGACATGGTAGAACTTGTCATGTTTTTAGAAGAATGTTTTGGTGTTGAGATACCTGACGAAGATGCAGGTGAGATAGTTACCGTTGGTGATGCTATTGAAGTAATCAAGAAGTGTAAGGCAAACAAAGGTAAGAAGAGAAAGATCAATGTTGCCAAGTATAAGAAGGCACCAAATCCTGATGCACCTCTAACTGCTGCAAAGTCAGCACGTGCACAGGCAGATGCAGCTGCTAAGAAAACAGAGGAACTTGAAGCAGAGATAGATAAAGCACTAGAAGAGGAAGAGTGAAGAGAGTTTATTGGGACTACACATTAGGAGATAATCCTGGTGTACAATTCCCTGATGAAATAGTACAAGACCCTAAAAAATTTCGGGCAGGATATTCGTCCAAATACGATCACTCAAAATGTCCTGCATGGAAGAAGTGGACAGAGAACTGTTGGGTAGTAACTCAACCGTTCGATATTGGTATGAAATGTGATACTAAGACAGGTAAACTTGGAACTGATCTTACACAGAAAGCATACGATGCATACTTCCATGTAGGAGAGAACTGGTTGGCAGGTACATATCCAGAGATCCAACTCAAGTTGAGTTATATGCTATGGACAAATGAGAAAGATGTATGGGTGGAACAGATCCCACATCCTTTATTGTCACGAGTTGGGTTTGAACTGATACCTGCAACGTTTCCTATATCACACTGGCAACGACCACTAGTGGTTGGACTTAAGATCCTAGATACGGATCGGAACTTGATGCTCAAGGCAGGTACTCCACTATATTATTTCAGACTATACTCTAAGAAGAGTGATCCAGACTTTATCATAGAACGCAAAGCACCACCAGAGGAGTGGTATAAGATGAATAAACAAACACACATACTACGTGAGTTTGCACCATTTAGATCATGGGACATAATAAAGCAAAGACTATCTAACGGTGGCAAGTGCCCAATCAAATGGAAATAGATACATTCGAGGAATGGTTCGAGGGTGAGTTTGATAACTGGACACAAGCATCAGCTAATCCTACATCATGGGCACACATATATGTTAAGCATGAGAAGATAGATGACCATAAGTTCCTAACCAGTTCCAGATATAACTATCAACCAGACAAACCATATCGTGAACAGGTAGTAGAAGTCACACAACCACACGTAATTGGTGCTCATGTCTCTATTATAATAGTAAAGAATCCTGCATGTGATATGATCTTCTCTTACATTGAAAGTGAGAAGATGTTCTTAGGACATTCGTGCGAAGGATGTATGTGGAAGGACAAACCACTAGAGAGTAAGGCAAGATTATACAAGGATGAGTATCATACATGGGATAAAGGGTATTGGCAAGGTAGTGAAGGTTTCTTTCACTTCAAAAAGAATGTATAAATATACTTGAACGTTTTATTGTGGAATAGGTGTGGCAACACGTAAAATATCTGATCTTACATTATTAAACGCAGGTGACGTATCATCGAGTGATACTTTACTTCTACTTGATAACTCAGACCCAACTGATCAAAATAAAAGATCTGCAGTCGGAAGTATATTCCGTGCAGTACCTTCTGGTACATATTCAGTGCCAGGTGTTCAGTTTGAGCTAAAAACTAAGACAGGTCTCTTCTCTGAACAACAGGGACAAATTGGTCTTGCAATGGGTGATGCAAGATTGAACTTACAGAAAGTAGGTACGACATTAAACATACAGGCTAAGGACAGTGCTGATACTAACCTAGACTTTACCATATCTGCTCAGGGTACAGGTAAAATACGTCTAGGTTCTATTTTAGCAATTACTGATACCTTATTCATTATACCCAACTCTTCGGACAACACGAAAGTTGCTCGATTTAGTACAGCAGACATACCAACAGGTGTACAGCATACTTATATCTTACCTTCAAATGGTGAGGTAGCGACAGCAGATACATTAGTTACTCTGAGTGCCACACAGACGTTATCTAATAAAACTCTGGACAATGCTGCTTTCTCTGGTACATTGACTGTTGATACTATTCAGATCAATGGTAATACAACCTTAGGTGATAGTGCAAGTGATAGCGTAACTGTCAATGCTGCTAGTACATTCAGTGCAGCTGCAACATTCTCAAACACATCTGTATTTCAACAGACTGTTGACATAACCAGTACTCTTACCTGTAACGACCATATTGATATGGTTGATGACAAACGTATTAAGTTGGGAACTGATGATGATCTAGCGATATATTATTTCAGTGCTTCAGATAACGCTTACATATCAACTATGACAGCGACTGCTGATTTAACTATCTCTGCTAGAGAAGTAGAGTTGATGAATCAGAACCATACCTCATACTATTTCAAAGGTACTGAAACAGAGTCAATACTATATCATAATAATTCACCACGTATAACAACATCCGCAACAGGTATAAACATAGGAGGAGCAATAGATGCGGTCACATCCATCACTGGTAGCGGTGACATTGCTATCGCTACAGATAAGTTTACTCTGGCTTCTGCTAGTGGTGACGCAGTATTTGGCGGTAACATCACAGCCAATGGCACAGGCGATTTTCAATTAGGTACGCAAGCAAGTGTTAAATGTGGTATTGGTAGACCAGCAGGCACATATAACCTCGAAGTTGAGGGAACTATATATGCTACGGGGTCAACTATTATCGCAGGTAGTGCATCTGCAGGTAAGTTTATCTTACAAAAAGGTGTCGTTGGTATTGGTTTACACTTTACTGATAACACAGGTACTGACCAAATGGTACTAGATACTAATGGTAATCTAGGTATTGCCAAGACTCCAACTAAAAAGTTAGATGTATCTGGTGATTCAAACATTGATGGTGATCTAGCAATCACAACCACTAACCCTGCTGCAGGTACTGGTGGTACAATAACTGCTAGACAGGTCATACTTACTGATCCTCAAACTGGATCTGTAGCTACATTAAACGCAAATACATCTGGGGGTACTTCCAGAGGTAAAATTTACTTCCATTCATTTAATTAACCATGGCAACTAAGCAAAATGGTGTACTTGGTTCCTATACACCAACAGTCACACCATACACAAACGGAACCGTAGAAGCTAACGCACAAGCACTAACGGGTCAAGAATTCGCATTTTACACATGTCCTGGTGCGACAGTAACGAGTGCAAAGATATTAATAGCAAATAATACTGGTGGTAATGCTAACGTTGACATAGGTATAATTGAGCAGACAGATGCAATACAATTAGACACACCAGGTAACCAACCAAGTGCACCTGTGAACTATGAGTTCGCTGCATTGCCCACTGGACAGTATACATCATCAATAGTTGCTGATGTTGCTAACGTCAGTGGTAATTTCACACCAGGTGAGCAAATAACTTGGACAAATACTTCTATCACTCCTAATTCACAGAGTGCATTTGTACAGTATTGGGACTCAAGTAACAATAAGTTGTGGTTCAGAGGACTACAGTTTGCTACTTCACTAGAGCAGGCCACAGGAGATGTTAATTTCACTGGGACTACCTCTGGTGCGACTTGTTCAATTGGAACCTCACATGCAGGAACTGGTACAACTAGAGGTAACTCAGGTAGAATTAAGTACTTTGATGTACTGAGAGGTATTATTTACTTCGATTGCCATGAGTATAGAAACAATTTAGATTACAGTCTATTAAAGTTTCGTGATATTAACCAAGAAGTAAGAGTTCTAGACAACAATAACTTACTTAGATCTCATACTAATAAGATGAGACCTGTTGCAACTACTGTTCCCAGAATTGCTGCAGTAAACACAACACCTGCAACAGAGTTTATTGACCAGAATGGTGTTGAGTTGTTGGTATCTGGGGTATCAATGATAAAGGAACATCAATACCTTGTCAAGCAAAAGCAAGTTGCTGATGCTACTACATTTGAACTGGGTGGATTGGTCTTAGGATCATATCAGTCAATTTACGTTAAATCAACTGCTGCTGTGACTGCAACCTTAATAGGGTATGAAGAAACTGCAGAGACACCTTCATAAGAGTTCTAAAAGATGGCACTAACAAGACTAAAGAACGTCTTTACATCAAAAACTGGACGTTGCCTATATGTCAACTCAGATGATTTTGATGCATCTGACGCATTCGACAATAGAGGTAACTCTCCTAACCGTCCTTTCAAGAGTATACAAAGGGCGTT